AGTTAGACTATTTTTGTTAGATAATAGTGGTCCAAACCACTTACAAGGATAATAAATAATATTATTAGTATTATTATTTAAATATCCAGCCCACCAACTAAATGTGCTATTAGCTATAATATTATAATTACAACAACTCATCAATAATAATTCTTCCCAATCAACTAACAATTTATTATTATAATTTACAAAATCTAAACTAACAAATTTATTTTTTAAAATATGTGTCATTTCTAATACTTCTGGTAAATCACTTTGTTCGCAAAAATATATAACTGTAATATTTTTGTTGTTAGATATATTATTAATAATATGTTGTAAAGCATTAATATAATATTCAATTGGTAAAATAATATAATGATTTGGTAACTTCTTATAATCTCCTAATCGAAAATGTATAGAAATATATTGTGTATTTTTGAAGTCTAAATTTAACTTATCTAACAAAGACTGCTTTAAAGTATCTAATTTAAGTAACTTAGTAATAGTAGTTTTATAACTTTGAAAATATTTATAACTTTGAAAATAACCAAATAATTCAATATTAGTATTTTTGTTAGTTAAGGCTGGTAGTTTATTATAAGTAAAATCTTGCTCTTTAATAGTAGTAAAACTATATAAATTATCTCTTAAAAATGGGCGTAAAGATTGTAAAAAAGTATTCCAATAAGAATATCTAATAGTAGCACCATCATTGCCTGAGTTAAGTTGAAATTGATTTAAAAAAACAAAAGGCAAATTATATTCTAATGCGTAGGCAATTGTTGTAAAAATTTGAAATAATTGGTTACCAAGACCTCCCATTAATCGGCAAGTTATCATTTTTATATTAATAATTGTTACTATTAATATATTAAATTGTATTTAAGTTATTATTTTATTAATTTTTAATTTAATTTAAAAAATATAAATTTGTTATAAAAATTAATATTCATATGTTACTGTTTTAACATAATAATCATTATTAGATTCATCTTTTGGTGGTGGATTATAGTCTAAATTAGTAATATCTTCTATTTTTAAAATTAAACTAGGTTGCCATAATTTACCAATCATTATTACATAGTCTTTAAGCCAAGAAATATGATATGATGACATTACACCAAATATTTTATGATTAAAATCATTTAAACGTATTCCAGTTGCGCTATACATTTGTCCATCAGTTATTATTTGAAATCTATATAAACAAAATAATGGATTTTCATTTGTTATATTAATTAACGTAAAATATGGTTCTTCTTCATTATTAATATAATCAAAATCTATTTCTCTTATTTTATTGTCTTGACCACTTTCTATTAATTTAAGTTTTGCGTAAGTTGCCCCATAAATTTTAATATTAGCAAATGCTAAAAAAAGTTCAAAAGCATTTTTTTCTATAGGTGTTTTATCTATTTCAATAAATACAACATTATGTTCTAATGTATAAATTTTATCAAATTCTTTTATACAATCAAAACCAGTTTCGTCTTTTATATCACTATTCCATTCATAATCGTATTTATTATATCTTTCTAACCTATAATTATTAAAGCAAAAATAATTATTATCAACTAATGTTTTAAAGTTTACAGTATTTGAATTTTTAATTATTTCAGCATAATATGGTCTTAAGTCAAAAAAACCTACTTTGCCACATAAACATGCTCCTGTATAAGCTAAATTTAAATATTTGGTTGGACACATGTATTGTAGTTTATTTTCTAATTCAGTTATACAATTTTTAATTTTTAATTGCTCTTTTGTTCCTCTTAACTCTTCAAGTTCGCTTTTAGTTATAGGTTTAGTATATTTACCAGAAGGTTGAATAGATTTACTTTCAAAATGTTTAGATGATGACAACATATTATTTGAATTTATAAAACAACATATAGAAAAAGATGTATAATTTGTCATATAGGGTTTAAATAATATTGCTTTTACATATTCACCTTTATTAGTTTTTTGATTAACTTTATAAAAATCACACTCATCATTTATTTTTAAAATTTTTCTCCATTCATATTCTTTTTCATAATATGATTTATTAGGTGTTAATTCTAAATTATCTTCATAATTTATTAATCTATAACTATCTATACAAGTAATAAAATATAATTCTTCTTTATTACTATCCATATTATTAAATATATATACATTTGTGCTTAATTCATAACATGGTTTACATTTTATATAATTATTTGTAATAAAATCATAGTATAAAAATAATTTATTATCATTTTTTAATTGATGTGGTTTTGATACAAAATCAAAACTATTTATATTTATATATTTAATTTCTTTTTCTTTGTCATTATAATTTCCCATTTTATAAATTAATACTAATTAATTTATATAGGTTAAAATCTTTAAGTAGTATTTATAATGTATTTTACCTTTATCTTTTTTTAGATTTATTATTTTTAGATTTATTCTTTCTTCTACGGCTGCGTTTACCACCTTTACTATAAGAAAAACTACCTACATGTCTGTCTACACTTGGCATGGGTTCTTTATCTAAAAAAGGTAAATTTGCTTCTAAAAAATTCTGTGTATCACGACTAATTGGCGGCACATTTGGGTCATCTATTGGTCCTTTATCTGCTCCTAATACAGCATATATTACTAATCCAACTATACCTAAAATTGTTCCGCCTATAACTAATCCTTCTGTTTGTGATCCCATTATATTATAAATATATTTAATTATTTTTACTTGTTTTCTTGTAAAACTATAATTCCACATAACTGATTATTATAATTAATGTGTTGTTCTGTTAATAAATGTTTTGATTTATTTCCAAATGTATAATTTTTACCACATCCACATTCAATAACTTGTGATTTTTGTGCTTTAATTTTTTCTTTATTAGCTTCTCTCCATTTTTTTTGTGCTTCTGCGTTTTTTTCTTTATTGGCTTCTCTATAAAGTTTTTTTTGTTCTGCCAATTTTTCTTTATTTTTTTCTCTATATTCGTCTTGATATTTTTTAATTTTATCTTTATTTTCTTTTGCGTATTGTGTTTGATATTCTATTTTTTTTTCTTTATTTTCTTCATAGTGTTCTTTAGCTTTTTCTAAAATAACATCTTTATTTTCTTCATACCAATCTTTTTTATATTGATCTGGATTATCAGCATACAAACTATGTGGCATATTTTTATTTAATGTAGGTTTTATTTTTTCAATCCATTCTCTTTCTTTTGCTTCTGCTTCCCTTTTATTTTCACAAGAAAGTTCTTCTAATTGTATCATATTCCAGTTATCCCATCCACCATTATTTCTAATAAAGACATAAACAAATCTATAATATGACTTATCATTTTCATTATTACAAGTAGTTTTATGTTGATTTTTTCGTTGTGTAAAATTAGTTGTGTGACCAATATAACAATCAGAAATATTTGTATCTTTACAACAAATTTTATAAATAAAAGTTTTTGAATAATCCATTTGAGTTTTTGGCATTTTATCTTATAATATCTTATAGGATTTTATTTATTATTATTTAACTTATTCCTAAATATTTCAATTTTTTTAAAAATTATCTTTTAAGTCAAATATATCATCATCAACTTGTTTATTAGCCAAAGCATAAGATGAATTATAGCGCTCAAAAAAGTTAGTTTTTCCCTCTAAACTAATTAATTCCATCCAATCGAAACAATTATTAGCATTATAAATTTTATCGTAACCAAGTTGGAGACATAATCTATCAGCAACAAATTTAATATATTGTGTCATTAAATCAGAATTCATGCCAATAAGTTTACATGGTAATGCCTCACAAATAAATTCACATTCAATTTCAACTGCTTCCTTAATTAATTCATGAATATGTTGTTTAGACATTTTTTTAAGTAATTTAGAATAAAGATGAACAGCAAATTCGCAGTGGAGTGCTTCATCCCGTGAAATCAATTCGTTACTAAAACATAACCCAGGCATTAGTCCACGCTTTTTAAGCCAAAAAATAGAACAAAACGCACCACTAAAAAAGATACCTTCTACACAGGCAAAAGCTACAAGACGTGTAGCAAATGAACTACGATTGTCGTGTATCCATTTTTGTGCCCATTGTGCCTTTTTTTTAATACAAGGATACGTCTCAATTGCGTTAAAAAGTCGGTCTTTCTCCTTACCATCCTTGATGTAAGTTTCAATTAACATACTATACATTTGTGAATGAATATTTTCCATAGCAATTTGAAAACCATAAAAGGCACGAGCTTCTGACAATTGAACCTCACCCATAAAACGCTGTGCCAAATTTTCTAACACTATACCATCACTTGCGGCAAAAAATGCTAAAATAGAAGAAATAAAATGTTGCTCATCAGTAGTTAAGGTGTCCCAACTTTGTAAATCCTTTGTTAAATCAACTTCTTCAGCACGCCAAAAACAATCTACTTGTTTTTTATACATTTCCCAAATAGTTTGGTCTTGAATTGGGAACATTACAAAGCGTTTTTCATCAGGAGTTAAAAGTGGTTCTTTTAAGTTAGAGGCAGGTACAGTAGTCATTATTATCCTAAATAATATATAGAATAGATTTTAAATTCTTTTAATTAAATGTTATTTTTTAAATTAAAAAATTAAATATAATACACTATAATATAGTATAATACAGATGAGTAATTTCATTAATGCTAATGATGAATATAATATAAATATAGCTGAACGTGATTTAAAGTTGTTAGAATTAGAGGATTTAATAAATGCTAAAACAGCAATGCTTTTAAAAAAGAAGGGAGAAATTGAAAAGAAGGAAAAAGTAAATAAATTTTTAGGAAAAATTAAGAATGATTATAGTAAATATCATAATTATATTATGAAGGAAAAAGAAGAACAATATAAGGCAATGGATATACTAAATCAATATATAAGTTATTTGAGTGCTGATGAAGAAATAACAGGTAAGTATTTAGATAATGTAAAACGCGATCAAAAAGAAATTTTAGATGAAATGAATAAATTAAAACACGAATTAGATAAAATTGTCAAACAGTAAATAATATTATTATGTTATTATAATATATAATAATATGAGTTCAGGAAATAATAGAGGAGCACCAAGAGGGCAACCTGGTAGAGGTCAATTTCAAGCAGCCAGAGCTGCTGCTAATCCAGTTCCATTTAATCCACCAGTTCCAGTTCCAGCAGGTCAAAATAATCCAAGTCAATTACGTGATAGATTAAATCAATTAGTAGACTTGTTAGAGGCTTCTAAAAATCCTATAATGACATTTATAAGAAATACTGAACCAGCTTTTCTTAATAGTTTAAATACAAAAATAGGTGAAATTAGAGATAAATTAAGTCGTTTAACAATTGAAGATAATAATTTATCTACTAGAATAGTAGCTTTAAGAGATAGTTCTGCTAGTGCTAGAGCAGATATAGATAGATTAAATCAACAATTACAACAATCACAAAATGAAAAAAGAGCAGCAGATGAAGCGGTAGCTAGATTACAAGCTGAAAATCAACAAGGCAGAGATGCGTATCAAGCATTAGAGGCAGCTAAAGCAGCTATTGAAACACAAAATAATACAAATCTTCAAATAATTCAAGATGCTACAGGTGCTCTTGATAGATTAAATACAGTTGTAACCGAAATACAAGGATTAAATGTTCAAAATGATTATAGAAATAATACTTATAATGATATTAATAATAGTTTAGAAGCTATTAGTGGTTTAATAGAAACGAAATTAAATGCTTATAATAATATTCTTCAACAAGCACAACAAGGTGGTAAAAAGTTATGGGGTGGTTATTCGTATCCATCTGAAGGTTATAATGAAGGTCAAGAAGTAATTTTTGGACCATCAGCTAGATCTAGTAGACCTAGTAGACCAAGTTCAACTAGAAGAAAAAAACATAGAACTCATCATAATAAAGCTAAATCTAGATCTAGAGCTAGAGCTTAATATAATAATCCTCTAATTGTAGGCATATAATTACAATTAGAAGGCCAATAACCAGTGCGTTGAAAATAAAGTATAGTTTGTGGATTACAACGTTTAGCAATTACTTCTTTTTTTTGTTTATATACACGTTTCCAAGCTCGTTGTATAATTCGAATCCAAAATGTTTTTAAAATTGCTACTAATTCATTAGATGGTAATAAAATACATTGAGCTATTTCTGGTTTAATATATTTTTGACTACTTATAATATGTTTATAATTTCTAATATGACTATGAATATTAAAATATTGATTTTCTGCTGTCTCTTCATAGTCTGATTTAATATAATTTACAAAATTATAAATATTATTAAAACCATCATTATATATTTGTGATGGTAATCTATTTAAATTAAAGTCTGAACTATAGTTAGGATCATTGCTGTCATAACTAAAGCAAATTTCGTGACATATTAAGCCACCAGTTGGTCCGTGATAATAACTATGAACTAAGTAGTGTGGTCCATATAGTCCAATATCAGAACCATGTAGTCTCTTATGTTGTAATTCACATATAATTAAATTAAATTTGTTAGTTATATTGTTATTTGGCATATTTAAATTGATATTATTGATATTATTGATATTATTGATATTATATTTAGATAAATTAAAACAAATAATAATTTAATCAATTTTTTTTAAATGACTATAATATATAATACAATATGAACTTTAAAAAGGAAGCAGAAAAATTACTAGCTAATAAATATTTTCTTTATTTTATTATATTTTTATCAGCTACTAATGTGTTAGGCTATTTAGTTAGTTATAAATTTAATAGTGCTATTATTTTTATTTTAATTGGTTTAATAATGAATCAATTTAGTAAAAATTTAGTTGTAACATTGTTAGTTGCTTTAGTTTTAACAAACTTTTTAGCTGCTATGGGAGGCCTTCGTGAAGGTGCTACTGGTAGTATGAAAGATGCTATTGCTGATAAAAAAGAAACTGCTACTACTAGTAAAGAAGAATCTATTAATTCCAAAGTAGAAGTAGCAGAATCTAAAGATGATAGCACAGATCCAGAAATTCAAGAAGCTATTAAAACTGTACAAGATAAAGTAGCTAAAGCTAAAGAAAATGCTAAAAATGGTGAAGATGTAATATATGACCATGGTGTTCAACCAAAAGAGTCATTTAGTTCAGCTGGCAAAACACAATCTGGAGCTAAAGGAAAGGGTGCTTATATAGATCATGCTGCTACTGTAGAACAATCATATCAACATTTAGAAGATATTTTAGGAAATGATGGAATTAAAAATCTAACACAAGATACTCAAAATTTAATTGAAAAACAAAAGAAGATGTATGAAAATATTCAAAATATGATGCCAATGGTAAAACAAGCACAAGATTTTTTAGGAAACCTTGATTTTAAACAATTGAATAATATGATTGATGTTGCTGGTAAAAAATAATAATCTAACAAATAATAATTATATTAATAATTATATTATATTAATATAATAATGAAGAAGTGTCCACCAGGTGTTATATGTTTAGAAAATTTTTCTATGTTATTTATTATTATATTTGTTGGAATAATAGGATATTTAATTTATATTAACAATACTAACAAAACAAGTGAAGTAAACATATATGAATCTGCTAATAATAATACTAATAGAATGCCTAGTTTTTTTAATTGGTTTAGACCAAATTATCCTTATACTAATTATCCTGGAGAAGGTGTTTATCAAGATCCATATGTTCCACCTTTAAGAGATGAAAGATACTTAACTACTAGTCAAATATTAGGTTCTGATATAAGAGGTGCGGTTCCAATTAATATACCAACAAATTCTATTGATACTAATTATAGACAGATGGGAATGATTACACCCCTTAATAGTAGTAGTAAAGATAATATACTACCTTTAATGGGTCGTCCTTTACATACATCTAGACAAAAATATCAATATTATACTATATCAAATCAACATAATAATGTTAAACTCCCAATTTCAGTAAAAGGTAGAAGTGGAACAAATGAAAATGGTGTAGATGAGTTATATAATGGTGATACAGTATATGTAGAAGGTTATGATGAAGCATTTAAAATAACAAAATATGATAATGATACAATTAGATATATACCATATGTTTAATTATTAAAATAAATTAAATAAATAATATAAATAATAATTTTAGTATTATTTATATTATTTTATTTTGTTAGATATGTCACAAAGCTATAATGAAGTAATAACTAATTTATTTGTAGGCAATGAAACTGCTTCTTATATTTATGGAAATGAATTTGATACTATTATTAACTGCACTAAAATAGTATCTTTTCCAAAAAATTGTAAAACCTGTATACGATTAGCAGTAGATGATACTCCCGATGAAGCTGAAAAGCTATATAATTTAATTAAAGCGGAAAAAGTATTAGAAACAATAAATAATAGTTTAGCTAACAATAACACTGTATTAGTTCATTGTCATGCTGGTATGCAAAGATCATGTGCTGTTGTAGCTTGTTATTTAGTTAAATATAATAATATGTCTATTAATAATGCTATTAAATTAATTAAAGATAAACGACATATAGCGTTTTTAAATAATGTAAACTTTATTAAAACAATAGAATTATTTTCTAAAACAAAAAAAATTGATTTATAATATATTTATAAAACTAATTTAAACTAACAAATAAACTATAACTAATAACTAACTATGAAGCCATTTACTTTTAAATTATTTACTAACAAAATTTTTAGACAAACTAACAAATTTATTAGTAATCAAAATAAAATACAATTAAACAACAAACAATTACTAACAAATACAAGTTATAATAATTCTAACTATTATAACTTTTATAAAAACTATATTAAACGCTAAATGTTAATAACTTATTTATAACTTTTTAATGTTATTGCTTTTAAATTTATATGTTTTTTTTTATTTCTGTGTTTTTCACTAATATTATGTGATACATTTTGTTTTAATTGTTTATGTATTTTTCTAGTTTGATTATTTTTTTTAAGTAATCTATTAAATTGGCCTTTAGTCATCTTCATTTTTAATTTTGTTAGTTTTATTGTATTTATAAAATATAAAATTAATTAAATTTATAAATTAATTAAAAAAATAAATCTAATAATTAATAATTATATCTATGTATTAATTAATATATAGATATATTAATACAATGAGTTGTTTAACATCTACATCCCCAATTGATATAAATCCTAGTAGAGTTTCTGGTGATTGTGAAGCTAAATGTGCTTTTACTTTTAAATATCCTAATATTTCTTGTTCTGCTACAAATCGAGGAACATATATTTCTTTATTATATGAACCTACATCAAATCCACCAGTAACTTTTAATACTACTGGTTATAATGTTAATGAAGTTCGTATTTATAGTCCATCTTTACATACATTTAATAGCAAAAATGTTGCTGCTGAAATTATAATTATACATACTTCTGTTAAAGGTGGAAAACCTTTGTTAGTTTGTATACCAGTAATGAATAGTAATTCTTCTACTACTTCTTCTAATTTATTAGATAAAATAGTTACAAGTGTAGCAAATAGTTGCCCATCTGAAGGTGAATGTTCACAAGTTAATATAGATTCATATTCATTAAATAGTTTTATACAAAATAAACCATATTTTTCATATTCTGGAACAACTCCCTATCAACCTTGTAGTCAAGATGTAGATTTTATTGTATTTGGACGTGATTCTGCTACTATTATTATGGATAGCACTTTACAAACTTTAAATCAAATTATTAGTGATTCTGAAACAAAAACTGTTACAAATAATGAATTTTTTATTAATCCAAAAGGTCCTAATCAAGCAGAAAGTGATGAAATATATATAGATTGTCAACCAGTTAATGTATCGGAAGAAACAGTTGAAGTAAGTAAAAAAAAAAGTGACCCAACACCTATTAATTTTAATTCATTAATAAAAAATCCTGTATTTATTGCTATTATGGGAAGTTTAATATTTATTATAATTTTATATATCGGCAAACTTGTTTTAAATGTTATTAGTGGTGAAAATATAGAGTTGCCAGAATTTGTTAGTAAATTAGGTAGTAAATCAAAATCTACTGAATAAAAATAAATTTAATAAAATTATTAAGTTTATTTTTTATTTTAGCTTTTACTTCGTTAGAGGAGCAGCATCATAAGTTTCATCTAAAAAGGCTGTGTAGGAGGCAGGTGTAGGAGTATCATTAAATTTTAAGTTAGTCATCTTTTTAACAACTTCTTGTTCTAAAGTATAAGGAAACTGATTATTGGCGGACAAAGGAGACCATTTTTTACGTTCAGACTCAGTAAAAACATCTAAACCAGCATTTCCAGTAGTCATAGTTGAACGCTGAATAAGTTGATAAGCAACAAAAATACCTAAAATGCCTAAAATAGGGTTAGAATAAGCAAAAAGGGATAAAGCAGCTAAAGCAACAACAACTTTACCTACATTAGTATCAATTAAATAAGCAATAGAATCAGGCATGCGATAGCCAATTACTAAATAAATAACAAATAAAACAACTAATGTAAGTTGAGCAATATTTCTTTGTTGTGTTAAATCGGTAAGATAATCCATATAATATATTATAATATAATAATAGAATAATATATTAATCAAATATTTTTAATAGTAAATACTATATTAGGAAAGTAGATACTATATTAGGAAATATTCCTAAAAAGGGTATACGCCAACCATAAACTGTAACTTTTAAATTATCATTTGGTTCTATTTCAGTCCAATCTTCAATTGAGTCCCATTTAAAAAACCAAAGACTATTATTAACATTATAATGATTGCCTTGTTTATCAACTATCATAAAATTTGTAAATCCTGCCAAATCAAATGTGTATTTTTTATCAACCACAATATTTTCTTCTTTTTTTGTGCTAAGAGTATAACCTAAATGACAAACAGAACTAATACCAACTATTTGAAAAGGATATTTAGACGCAAGTGGTTGAAATAATTTAGAAAATAGATAACGAAATGAACTAGACATATTATAAATAATTTAATTAATAATATGTTTCTAATACATTATTTAAATAAGTTTTTTAAAAAGTATTATTAATTTAAAGTATCAATACATTTGTTAGTCCAACGACTATTTTCGCCATCAACAAAATCATTTAAGTTAGTAATTTCATATGGCATATAACTACGACGAATATATCTATATGTAAATAGTAATACAATAATACTTAACCAAGGATAGTCAAAATAAAAAATATATGCTAAATATATACCACTAACTAACATAACTAATAAGCTTAATGTTGATTCTTTCATTGGCTTTTCTCTATAAGGAATAAAATAGTCTACATATAAAAAACTAACTAACATTGCTGTAAAAATATATGTCGCAATAACTTCTGTCTTCTTAGTAATAAATTTCATTTTATAACGTATTATATAATATTATTAGATTTTAATATTATATAATTAAATTACAATTATTGTTTAATATTCTCTTCCATCTTCATGTTCAAAATGGAGAGTAATTGAAACAGTAATTTGTTCAATTTTATCACCCTTTTTAAACTTAGGATTATTGCTTTCTAATACAATAATATCTGAATATACCTCACCATAATCATTCATTCCAATTTCTTCAACACACTTTTCTTCATAAGAGAAAGTAAAACCGTTAAAAGTAGCAATCTTAGTAGTAGTCATTTTATAAAGTAGTATTAATATTTGAGTTACTTTAATATAGTAAATTGTCTTTAAGTAGTTTAAACAATTAATTTATTAAAACTACTTAAAGACAACCCAAGTATAATATAAGAAATAAGAAATAAGAAATAAAAAATAATAATACGGTATAAAAATGAATACATATTTAGGTCGCTATGGCTATACATTGTTTAAGAATGAAATTAGCGTTGAACAACAAAATAAAATAAAAAGTGATTTAATGGTAAAACCTTATACACCTGGGTCACCAGTTCAAACTGCTAATGTATTTCCTGCTTATCGTGAATCTGGTAATAAAATTTACGTTCCTCGTTATTATGGTGAAGAGCATTTTGGCTTACCAAAAGAATATAAAATTTCAGAAGGTGAAGATATTAATTTGGAATTTAAAGGGACTTTGAGAGATTATCAAAAACCTGTTATGGAAAAATTTATTAATTATATGAAACAAAATACTACAGCATCTGCGCTTTTAGAACTCTACTGTGCATGGGGTAAGACATCATCGTCGTTATATGCTATGACTCAACTAAAAAAAAAGACACTTGTAATAGTTCATAAAGAATTTTTAGCAAACCAATGGGAAGAAAGAATTGGTGTTTTTATTCCAAATGCTAGAATTGGTAGAATACAAGGACAAATATGTGATATTGAAAATAAAGATATTGTAATTTGTATGCTTCAAACATTAGTTAGTAAAGATTTTTCAGCATCAACATTTGATAGTTTTGGTTTTACAATTATAGATGAAGTTCATCATATTTCAAGTCAAACATTTTCTAATGCTTTGTTTAAGTTAGTAACAAAATATATGTTAGGTTTGTCAGCAACTATGACTAGAAAAGATGGAACAACAAAAGTGTTTAAGTTATTTTTAGGAGAGGTTCTTCATAAAGCAGAAAGAAAAGATGATATACCAGTAGAAGTTAGAGCTATTACATTTAAAACAAATGATGAAGAATTTAATGAAACTACTTTAGATTATAAAGGTCAACCTCAAATTAGCACAATGATTAATAAATTATGTAATTATAGTTATAGAACAGAATTTATTATTAAAGTTATAAATGATTTTATTAGTGATAACAATATAGATGACAATATTAAAAAAGAACATAAAATAAAAATGGATTCAGAAGTTCCTTGTTGTAGTTTATGTAATAAAAACAATAATTATTTAATGAAAAATACATGTTGTAATTGTGTTAAATATTGTTTATTATGTTTGGATAGTATTAGTAATAATAAAAAAAGTTGTGAAGAAACTATTATAAACCAAAAAACAGGTGAAGCTAAAATAGTAAAACGACGTCCAAAGTGTCCTAATTGTAATAAAGTATTATTTTATGAACAAAATTATATTGAAAATCCATATGTTAAACCTAAACATGTATTACAAACAATTATTTTATCTCATAATATAAGTATTTTAGATTATATATATAAAAGATTTGTTTGTAAAAATTATGCTTCAATTGGTTATTATGTTGGTGGAATGAAAGAAGAAGAATTAAAACAATCAGAAAACAAACAAATTATATTAGGTAGTTTTGCTATGTGTGCTGAAGGATTAGACATACCTGGATTAAATGCTGAGTTTTTAATTACACCAAAAACTGATATTGAACAAATTGTTGGTAGAATATTAAGAGCTAAACATCCTATAACTAATCCTGTTATTTATGATATAAAAGATAGTCATGAAGTGTTTGAAAAACAATGGAATAAACGTAAATCATTTTATAAAAAAAATAATTATAAAATAATAGAAACTGATAGTTTTAATTATAAAAATATAAATACAAAATGGAAAAACATTTTTACACCTAAAGCTATATCTAATTGTGATAATAATTTATCTAGCGAATCTGATGTAGAAAGTGACGATGAATATGATTTTAAAGGAAAAAAAGACCCTTTAGTAGGTAAATGTTTACTTATGCTACCAAAAAAAAAATAAATTAAGTATATATTTCAACCTTTACACCTTTTTGATTATAAACCCAAATTTCATATAAATAACCATTTTCTTTAGCACTTTTTTGTTTTAAAAATATATTGCTATTTTCTTTTTTAATAGTCCATAATGATTTGACTTCTATACATTTATTTTGACTAGGAATATAAATATCTACAAAATGTCGATGACTAACATTGTTGTTATCTAAATACCATAAATTAGGAACCTCTTTTCGGTTAGTAATAATATCAATTTCATTTATATTTTCTTTTATTAAATCACTTAAAGCAAATGGCTCATATCCTTGACATTGTATTATTTTACCAGATGGCATTATAAATTCTTTTAATTTATAACTATTTTTACATGATTTTTCTGAAATTTCAGCATTTTGCATAGGATTTTTATAACCATATTTTTTTATATATGTTTCTATAATTTTATCTTGTATTTCTTTACATTGACTAGGATAATTTACACCATATTTTTCTTTAATTGTATTATTAATTTTTTCTCTAATATTTGGATGATTTAAAGGATTATCTACACCATATTTTTCTTTAAAATAAATAGCTAAATTATCCATTATTTCTTTATTTTGTAATGGAAATTCAACACCATATTTTTCTAAACATGTTTCTTTCATTTTATTTTGTATTTCTATATTTTTTGCTGGATTATCTACACCATATTTTTCTAAACATGTTTCTTTTATTTTATTTTGTATTTCTTTATTTTTTGCTGGATTATCTACACCATATTTTTCTAAACATGTTTCTTTTATTTTATTTTGTAATTCTTTATTTTGAGCTAAAAATTTACAACCATATTTTTCTAAACAAGTATTTTGCATTTTTTCTTGTATTAATTTATTTTTTGCTGGATTATCTACACCGTATTTTTTTAAAAAAGTAGACTTTGTTTTTTCTTTTACTTCTAATATTTGCGATTGATGTTCTACACCATATTTTTCTTTTAATGTTTGTTTTTGTTTTATAAGTGATTTTTTTGTTATACAACTTTTACATAATGTTATTTTTGTTTTTACCATATAATTTAATACTTTTTCAGTTTGAATATCACAAGAACTACATTTAATTAAAATTTTTGTATTACATTTTAATTCATTTTGATTATAATCTTTTAAAAGTGTTATATTATTTTCATTACAAAAATTTAATAAAAAATCTTTTGTATATTTTATACTCATTATATATAATATTATTTTGTTTTTAAATTAAAATATATTTAAATTATAATGACAACAAAATTTTTTGATATTATAATTATTGGTAGTGGAATATCTGGTTTATATAGTGCTTTACAAATAAAACAAACATCTCCTACAACTTCTTTTGCTATTTTAGAAAAATATAAAAAAAATTGGATTGGTGGTAGAACAAGTAATGATGATTTTTATGGAACTGAAATTGTAACTGGTGCTGGTATCGGTCGTAAATCTAAAGATAAACTATTGTTAGCTTTATTAAAATATTTAGATTTTCCAATAAATGACTACAAAGTTAATCCACAATACTCTAATTTAATTGAACCAGTTAATATAAATAAAATAATGGAACATCTAAAAAAAATATATAATAAATCTAACAATAATATAAAAAATACAACTTTTGAAGAATTCGCAAAACCAATATTAGGCGAAGATTTATATAAATCATTTATAGTTTCATCTGGTTATAGTGATTATGAAAAAGAAGATACATATGAAACATTATATAATTATGGAATGGAAGATAATAGTTGTTGTTGGAGAGCATTTCATGTTCCTTGGAAAAAAATGATTTTAAAATTAGCAAAAATAATTGGTGAATCGCATTTTAAATTTTCTAACAATGTTGTTAGTATAGATAAAATACAAGATAGTCCATGTAAATTTATTATTAAAACAGAATCTAATATTAATTATATATGTAATAGAGTTATAATTGGAACAACTATTGATACTGTTAGAAATTTATTTTCTAATAAGCCAATATATAATGATATTATGGGTCAGCCATTTTTACGTTTATATGGCAAATTTTCTGCTAGTTCTATACATATTATGAAAGAATATGTTAAAGGATTTACATTTGTTCCAGGACCTTTACAAAGATTAATTCCAATGGATCCTAATAAAGGTGTATATATGATAGCTTACAATGATAATAAAAATACAATTGCTTTAAAAAAACATTTAAAAAATACAAAAGAAAATAGAGAAATGTATTGTCGTTTGTTAGAAAAATCACTAGGCATAGAATTAGGAACATTAAATTTAATTGCTATTAAGGATTATTATTGGCCAATCGGAACACACTATTTTAAACCATTAGATAAAACAAAATATAAAAATCGTGAACAATTTATAAATGAAGCACAACATCCAGAAAATGGTATATTAGTAGTTGGTGAAGCAATTAGCACAAATCAAGGATGGACTGAAGGTGCATTAGAAAGTGTAAAATCAGTTTTAACAAAAAAATGGATTTTACAAGAATGTAATTAAGATTTAAATAAATAATAACCATGATAACCAATAGCAGCAAAACCTAACATTAATAATAATTCATAATATAATCTAGCTGTTTTAGTTCCATTATAACCAATATAAATTAATAAAGGAGCAATTAGTAAAATATGAATTAAATTAACCCATAAACTTTTATTTTCAGTTAATTTAGCATATGCTCTATATATATGGTAAAGCATAATTAAAATACCTAAAGGTAATAAACTAGTTAATAGTAGATTAGGTGTAGATTTTTGATTTAATCCAATATATAAAAATAACCCACCAACAAATATTATATGAAAAATATGTAAACTAGTATGATAATCCATTATTTTATACTATAATATAATAAAATTATTATAATATAATAAAATTATAATATTCTAAATATAATATATAAATGGAATTTAATTATAAAAATACCGAAACAAAATTTCAATCAGGTGGTAAAGTTATTCGTAAAGTTAGTATAAAAAATGGTAAAGGTTATAAAAGTGTTACTAAATATAGAAAAGGTAAAAAGGTTAAAACAGTAAAAAGGCCTATACATAAAGAACATATTGAATTAATTAAACTTGGTAAATTTATTCCAGGGCTATTTTTAGATTGTAAATGTGAAACAAAACGTAAATAATAATATTATTTATTGTTTATTGCTTGCTACTATTAGATTTTTTACTTTTATAAGTAATAGAATATTTGTCTGATGATGTAGTTCGGCGTCTTGTTAGATTACTATTACTACTTCTACTTCTGCTACTAGTTTTACTTTTATTACTATAATAATTATTATCAGATTTATTTAACATATAAGAAGCACCTAAAATAGCAATTAATCCTAGACCTAATACAGACATTTCTGCTATAAAACTTGCGTCAGAAGGCATTATTAATATAATAAAATATATTTAAATACTTATTTATTAAATATATTTATTTTTTGGATTTGCTTTTTCTAGATTTACTTTTACTTTTGTTAGTTTTACTTTTGTTAGTTTTTCTTTTTCTACTTCGTTTTTTGCCACCAGACCAACCACCTTCATCTAATCCATATTTTTCATTTTCACCTTTAAATGGTAATTTTTTATTTAAATCAAATAAATCTTCTTCATTATAAGATTCTTCTGTATCATTTGTTAAATTTATTTCCTCATCTTCTGAATCAGATTCAACTGTTTCTTTTTTATATGTTGCTCTATTATTTGATTTAGTTAACATATCATCTATTGAATATGTTGTTGCTGATAGAGCAATCGCTCCTATACCAATTAAAGAAGCACCAACTATTAATAATATTGAACCTACGTCACTTGCCATATATTATAATAATATTTTACAATTTATTATTATAATAATTCGCTTTTTACTTTTACTTTTATTCTAAAATAAGTTTTTTAAATTGCTAAATATAGAACCAGCATTTGAATTTGTAGCTGGATTATTAAAATGGTTTACATCTCCACAATCATTATATGACTTAAATGGCATAGGACTTGCTAATGCTGATGGAACATTTGGATTTAATGTATAACCTGGGCTACTTGGAACACGTGAACCAAATT